GACCTCATAAGTCCTTAAAAATATTCTATTTCATAGTTACTTTAAAATCATTTGTAGCCATTGGAGGGGACAGCCCCTCTGTCAGGCTGCTGCCTGCCATTCACCCCGTACGGCATTAGGAGAAAGGGTCGCGAGGACGTACCACCAGGCATACGCCAGGCCACCGTAGCCAAGCACGCACGACGGGCCGCTCACGCCGCCACTGTTCAGATCGCCGCGCCGGAGGAGCCCCCGGCCTGTTCTTGTTCCAGCTGCAGGTTTTCCGCCGCAATACCAGGCATCAGCCCACCAAGCCTTATCGCCTCCTCCCCATTCAGTCGGAATCATTGTCCCTTTACCGAAGTCCACAAGTTGTTCTTTTACATACTTCCATGCATCGTATGCTTCTGGTAAAATACCCACTTCTTCATAGGTACTCATAATCGTATCGAGATTTGTGGTCAGGATCTTTGCATTATTTGTTCTGTAATATTTATCGGTTGTGTTTCCATCTGCATCTGTTGCAACAATGTGCATGGAATTTCCAGATACTGAATAACCACCTGGCAAAATCTCGATTTCATTAATCTTACAGATATTCTTTCCGTCGGTATTGGATACCGGACTTCCATCATATCCCTGTACAGAATCAGTCGAGCCTGTCTCCCAGTGCATTGCGCTCACCTTGTAGCTGGTCGCTGTTGTAAACGGAGTCTTAACATCAAGGATAACTGCACTATTACTATCATCAATAGCTTCGATACCGATGATTTTTGCACTATCGACGATATTGTGCATATAACTATTTCCTCGATCATAATTCGTGTTTGAACCAGGATTTCCAATGCTGATAGATGAGCCTATTACAAGATTATTCGCTTGAGATTTTGCAAGAATTACCCTTGTCGTATTTTCCTCAGCAACAGTGACATTGTACTGTACATAATATCCTGTGGCACCTCTCATATAAGCCTGTAAATCCTTAGTTCCGTACTTAATCATCGTCAATGCAAGAACCCATGCCGCATCTACATCTGTTTCAAAACAGTATGCCGGTCCCTGCTTTCTTGCGTAACCGTAATTTGCATAGGACGGTTTGCTACGAATAGGTTTTCCATTTGACACATATGGTACTCCGTCGATCTCGACTGCTGCACCTTTGGGATGGATCATCCAACCCTGCACCGTGCCATCTGGCCGGACACATTCCTGCATAGGTCTGTAACCTTCCTTTTTTCTCGGAAGCATGGACCAATGATGAAGCCAGCCGTTGTCCTCAGCGTTTCTCTCTTTTTTGTAGTAGAGTCCCATGTTAAGGACACCTCTATTGATTTTTCCCGTAGTTTTGTATCCAGGCATTCCTTCAATTGCAGTAATCTTCTGGTTTCCATCATCATCAAGAATCCAGTTGCAGTTGATTGGTCGGAACGCTTCCAGGGTGCCGATTTCATCTTTTCCTGCCGTAGTATTTGTAGACGGTGTGCAGGTAAGCCCTGCAAGTCCATCAAGGCGGTTCACCGCACAGGACTGTGTAACATCCGGATCAAGTTCTTCTACCGTATAGATTTCTCTCGTACGGCGCATAGCATAGTAGCGCTCAATTGCACTCTCTAAAGTGCCACCAGCTGCATTAATAGCTGCCAGCTGCTCAGCTGCTACGCTTTTAATCCCCTGCGTCTGTGTTGCTGATTCAGCCTGTACATTTTTAATTTCAGCTGCACCTGTACTATTGATCTCAGTTTTTCTCGCATCGATTGTGTCGTTTATAGCTTTCTGAGACGCATCTACCATAGAATTTTTTGTTGCAGTGATTTCATTTTTTATATCATCCGCTTTTGCATCTACGGATTTGTTTATGGTTTCTATTGCGCTCGTTGTCTTTTCGGAAAACGTGTTGTCCAGTCCAGCAATTTTATCATTTACATTTTTCTCAGATGTCGCAGCGGATGATGCAGCCTTTTCAGCCGCATTTTTGTATCCGGCAACAACATCTTTTGCATTCTCCGCATCTCTGGCCGAAGCTGCTGCTGCTCCGGCTGAGTTCGAAGCCGCCTGTGCACTTATTTCTGAAGCCTTTGCACTTGTCTCCGCCTCAGATGCTTTTTCTTTTGCTGTCCTGGCCGCTTCTTTAGTTTCTGCCACTAAGTTTTTGAAATCTGGAGTTGCTTCTCCCGGTACTGAAGAACAGAACCATCTGTCTGTACTTTCGCCAGGAGATGGGCGCACACCAATCGTCCCGTTTTCCAGGCATACATATGAGCCGCCCTCGTATGAAACCATATCTAAGAAGTTGTATGTTTTAGAGTCAGAGTAGCTTCCAAGGGGGTTTGTCGTAACATTCCCCATGTTAGTCCACTGGCCACTTCCTGTTGTTTTATTTGCCATTAACCTCTATCCCTCCATTTGTATTCGAGCTTAGAGCCGTTAAGTCTAAACTCTATATCCGTTTCTTCTGGATTATTCCGCATAAGAAGACAAGGAGGCTGAATGCGAAACTCGACAAAGCACACATTTCCATCCTCGCCTTTCAGATCAGCTTCCTTTTCTTTTACATAAGCATCGATATCATTCTTCGCATCTTCCACCTGTCCAGGGATTCCCATTGCCGCCTGTTCTGCCTGATGTGCATAATATTTTGCGTTATCCATAAGACTCTCCGGATCTTCTGCCAATCCGACAGCGAATCTCTCAGCCAGCTTTCCGTATTTCTGGACATTCATATTTGTTGCGTCAAAATATCTGAGTATCTGTTCAAAGTAGTTCTTAGCTTCCGCTACGGTATCGCCAGAAGTATAGCCGGCATTGACTACGATAATGGCAACTTTATTTGTTACCATGAAGTCTCCTGCCATTACAGAAACATAGCAAACCCCGGAAGTCTTAAAAAAGCTATCCGGGATATCACATCTGTCTTCTTCTAACAGCTTTGGCTCTTTCGTTCCTTCTGCGTTTTCAAACACAGCTGTTTTTGCCAGCCCATCCCAATCCGTAGAATGAAACTGAAATACTGCCGTAAACACATTTTTGATGCCTTCTGTTGCGAAAATATTCTCCGTTTTTGAAATCTTGAGGTTTTTGACATTAAAGATAACTTCTTGTTTTATCATTTAAAACACCTCTCTTTTTTACCACATTTTTCCGATATTATCGCTTTTTGTTATTTAATATCGAAAATCGTTATAAACTGCACAGCATATCCCATTCAGGTTTGCTGATAATGTTAAGTGCCCATTCTTCCGGTACATGATTCTCCATATGCTTGTCGATATTATTTTTCTCATAATAGTGATTCCAGAAATAAATATTTCCCAGCGCACGTGCTTTGTGCATATCGCAAATATAAGTTGCTCTTGCATCCGGTGTACCGAACACCTGATAGTTGTATGCAGTACACCAACTACAGCCTTCTGCGACAGGACAGTTAAAGCACTCGTCTGTGCTCTGTGTTCTCCTGTCAATTTTCTTCAAGCATTCTACGCGGCATCTGTCGCATTCCGTCTGGCAGATTCCTGTATCCACATCTCCTATACTATATGGTTCCTGCTGCCCCGCCAGAGAGCTTTCCATATATCTCAGACATGGATAGATAATTCCATCTGGATCAACAGCAAGCATTACGCCATTCCCACCGCACCAGTTTTCCAGATCATCCTCCTGCTTTGGATGAAAAAAATCTTCCTCGAACAGCGAGATATAATAGTCATTCTCCATATCAAGATTATGTTCCAAGATATAGTCTGCAAGCTTCTTCAGCTGGTCATAAAAAACCGTTGCATGGATCATCTGCCATCCTTCTTCGTAGACGCAGTTTGCATTGATCTCGTTATATCCAAGATCGATCATGTGCGTAATTGCATCGTACACATGCATCACATTTGCAGGAGCTATCGTAACCTTGCTACCCATATATCCACCTTTGTTTACCCAATCTTTCGCCGCTGAAATTGCCAGATCATAAGATGGCCGCCCATCCGGAAATACCCGGCAGGAATCGTGAAGTTCTTTATTTCCGTCAACAGTCACAGAAAAAGACAGGCGCTGATTCCATTTCTGTAAAACTCTCTGTACTTCCGGTTCGAAGTAGCACACACCATTACTGCAGATAGAAAACATTGTTTTCATAAGCCATGGATGATTTAGTTCTATCATCTGGCCAATAGTGTAACTGCAGATTCGATCAATCAGTCCTACTTCCAATAGCGGTTCTCCACCGATAAAGTCAATGATAAGGCCAGGGGAACGCCTTGGATTGATATAATCTCCCATGCCCTTTTCTCCAGTTAACAGAAGATCAATCATCTTCTTTGCCGTATCGAAAGACATTTTCTTTTTGCCCTTATGTGTCTGGTAACAATACTTGCATGCCAGATTGCAGTCATCAGTGACCTGAAATGTAACGGTCTGAGTCAGAATCTTTTCTGTCCCTACCGGTTCGTGCAGCTCAGGATATAATCTGCTCAGCCTTTCGGAATATTGTTCTGTTCTTTTCATTTGATTCCCTCAATTTCACAATTGCACAGAATGTCTACTTTCAGTTCTCCTGTCTTGTACTCAAGATTCCATTTGGTCTTGTGATGTTTAAGAATCTCCGGAATATATTTTTTCTCAAGCTCTGCTACTGCCATGCTGAACTGTGCATCCAATTCCGCTCCCTGTTTCTGATAAGCCTTAAATGCCGGGCTATTGATTACATCTGGGTCTTCCATATGTGATTCGATGATTCTCTGCAGGACATCTTTAGTAAATCCCCTTTCGTAGTCCAGTCTTTCGATGTACTCTGCCTCTTTGCTGTCTACTTTAATAATTACTGTTCTCATTTTTTCCTCCTAATTAAATGAATATATCGGTGTAGTCGCCTGTCCGTAGCACTGATTCCTGCAGGTCCCGCCACAATCACTCTGACAGCTTGATGCACAGGATGTAGAGCATCCTCCGCAGCTGGTTCCGCAGCCTCCAGAACAATTGCTTTTGCAGGTTCCCATGCAGCTATCTGTGCATCCGGAACCACAGGAATTTCCACAACCCGAACAGCCGCTACAGCCAGTACAAGACTGAGCGCAGGAAGCTGTGCACTTATTATCACAACCCTGACAAGTACCAGAACAGGTACCAGAACAGGTACCGGAACAGGTACCGGAGCAGGTACCAGTGCAAGTATTACTGCATCCTTCGCAAGTCCATGTGCATGAAGAATAACATCCGCCTTCGCACCAGGTATTGCAGTCGTTCATACAATTCGCTGTGCATGTCGTGTTGCAACCGCCTTTGCATCCACCTGTGCAGTCATCAGCGCATGTCGCAAAGCAACTGTTTCCACATCCACCTGTGCAGTCTGCGCAAGTGTCTGAACAATTCGCTGTACAGGTCTGAAGGCAATCCGTTTTGCATCCTGCCTCGCAATCATCTGCGCATGTCCGTTGACATCCAGTGCATTCATCCGAACAATTATGATTGCACTGCTTTGTGCATGTTTTGTTACAAGTACCAGAGCAGGTACCTGAGCATATCGTACTGCAATTTCGCGAACAAGAAGTCCCGCATCCGCCGCAGTTGCCAGACGCTGTGGACTTACAGCTCGTTGCACAACTCGTTCCACATCCTTTTGAACACGCCATAGATATCACCTCCTCTCATTATGTAGTCATCGCGCCGGTTGTACATCCGGAACCACAGGTATGTGTGCATCCAGAAAAACAGCCATCTGAACAACCACCGCATGATGTAGAACAGCCATCTGAACAACTCTTTGCGCAAGTGGTATCGCAACCACCAGTACACCCAGTGCATCCCTGACAGCCAGATGTGCAAGAACCTACACATAACCCCGTACAGAGTCCTCTGCACCCACTATCACTTGCCTGCTTATCTATTTTTGCAAGGGTATCAACAAATTTCTCCGCCTGATCGACGATCACATCTGCTCCACTATGACTCTGTTGCAGGCTGTTATCCTGTAAAAAATCCGCTACATTAAGCAGCGGATCAATAACCTTTTGTATATGTTCATCTGTAATGTCTCCCCCAGTGACCGGAACAGCATTATAATCATAATTTGCAGCAAATTTATTCATTGAAGCGCTTGAACCATGCTCCACACAGCTTCTCCTTGCCATTTCTTTTTTTACTTTTGCCCGCAATTCTACAAGTCTCTCTGCTGATATCATATAGCCACCGCCTACAAACTCGTGATTGCTGTCTGAGCCGGCTGAAGCATGACATAATCAACGGACACCGTTATATTTGCGCTATTTTTCAGCAATCTCGCAGTAATAGTAACCGTATCATTCAATTCAACATTAAGTCCAAACGTCTGATAAACTCCTGCTCTTTCAAACATATTTGCAGTAATAGTTCTGGTTTCCAATATCGCTCCGCCAGACGTTACATTTAATTCGATTAGCCCGCCGTTATTTGAATTTGAGTTCACTTTCACTCTAATCAACAAGCTATAGAGTCCTTTTCTGAGACTATCGATTGCTTTTTGAAACAGTGTTTGTACTGATGCTGTCGACGACGTTTTCCTGATAACGCTGAACTGCGCGCTTGCATCTACGATATTTGCATCCGCCGACAGCTCTGGTCCTCCATAGGTATTGTCAATCGCAAGTGTGTCAATCCGTTCGATCATCTTTGCTACCCGTCGTTCGAGATATATAGTATTAAGCAGTAATGTCCTAAACATAGGATTTACTACATCCGCATGAACCAGATCCTTTGTCTCGATGATTCTCAAAGCTTCATTGAACTCCGGATTCTCCGGGATAACCACGTTCGCCATATATAATCATCTCC